ATCCTGGAAGCGATCCTTGCCGTGGCCTGGACCGGGACGGGCAATTTCGACATGGCGGCAGTGGTGCTGGCCACTGCATCACGGATCGGAGCAAACAGAGCGGGCATCTTGACCAGCTCCATGGAAATCTGCCCCAACTTGGCAAGGAACGCCCCCATGGTGGGCTGTTTACCCAGCTCCGCAGACAGCTTCTTGACCCCAGCAAAGGTCTCACCCATCGTCTTGGGAGGCTGATAGCGTTCCTTGGGTTCAGGCTTGGGTATAGGCTTGGGCGCAAGGACGGGCGCAACGACGGGTTTGGGCACAGGCAAACCACCAGACGGCAGCATCTTCTCGGCTTCAAGACGACCCATCTGGAACATGCCGAACCTGTTCATCATCTCCTTGTCGGTCAGCTTTCTTTTGGGGGCCGGCGGGGAGACGACAGCTCCCTGGGCACTGATGCGCAGGTTCTCGAGTTGCCTGGCAATCTTGTTGAGTGCAGTCGTCATCGCCTTGACCATGGAGTCAGCTAGCTTCTTCACAGCTTCATCAATGGATGCCAAAGATTGCTTCATCGCATTCTTGATCGTATTGGCTGGCTTCACCATGGCCTTGCCCAGGTTCCCGATGGATCTGTCCAGGCTCACGATGGCCTCGTCCATGGTCCTCGCGATCTTCGCGCCAAGTTCCACGAACATGGCGTTAAAAACAGACGCGACCGTCTTGGCGGTTTTGCCGAAAGCTCCTCCCAGTGCCTTGTCTAGCGGAGAGAGCTTTTTGCCTGCGCCAGAGGCAAAATTTGTAAGCACCATGGAAAGACCAGTTGACAGATTCTGCCAGCGAGTTCCTTTGATCGCCGCATCAATGCGCGTGAATATCGAGATTGCTGAACCAGAGAGACGATCGAGCATGGCGTTGATCCGGGCACCGAAACTCAACATCAAGGCACTGCTGATCCGTATCCCCGATGCCATGCCCTGCGAGAGCGATATGCCGACCTGGGCCACCTGGGAGGCGATCTGGTCGGTATTCAGGTCGCCCTTGGCGACCATGCCGCTCAATGTCCCCACTTTGAGCGAAGCTTCCCTGCCGGCACGCTCGACATGATCGGCGACCCTGGACAGGTCAGCGTCGAGCTGGCTGAAATCTACAGATAAACCTATGCCGAGTGGTTGGCCGGACGTTTTTGCCATTCGTCAATTCTCCGCTGAATCAACCAGGGAGGCCCGACTAGCTCTTGAGGATCTGCATCATGGCCCGTACCGCGAGCGGACCGTCGATTTCCTGAGTGGGCCGCACAAAAGGTTGTGCTCCGTGATGTATGGTCCCGTACTCTTGATAGATCGCGTACGGGGCCGTGACGATGACGCGCCCGACCAGGCGATGCCGCTTGTGGTCGTTTACCACCCTTGTCTTGCGCACAGAGCGCACCAGCCGTCCGGTGCGCCCGCGTGGCGCCCGGATCTTCATGCCGGCCGCCAGCATGTCCTGGCCGAACTCGATCGCAACGACGGCCTTCTGGCGGAAAAGGCCGAACCGGCGGGCCAGAAGACCGAGGTTTCGACTGCGGTGGTTCACGTCGATTCCTCTTCTTGACTCGGCTCGCGAATCGATCTCCCGATGTCGCGTACAGACTCCACAAGGGCTGGAACATAAATTCCCGCAAAGATCCCGTTAGGAACCCTTTGGACGGTACCGCACCGTGGGCACCAAAAAAGTCTATCGGTCTCGCTCATCATATTCATCGTGCTACCGCATGTCGGGCATGCCATTTTGTAAACCTATGAAAACATCGGCAGTCGGAAATATATCGAACACCAAACCATCCTACCAGAGAAAGAGCAGGAATCCCGTATCATTTGGAACCTCTCCGCGAACTGCCAGGGATTGGATTTCCGCTTGCCGAACGATCCTTCGCGTAAGAGGCCAGGAAATCGTACGCGGGCCTCAGATTGTTGGTCCTCGGCGAGGCAGGCTTGGAGTCGATCTTGTAGAACGGGGCAAAGTCGTGCGGCTCGCCCTTGCCGCCGACGACCCGGCTGATCAGGGCACCGAGCACGCCAGTCACCAGGAAGGCGTCGGGGAGGTCATAGAGCGAATGAAAGAACAGCCAGCGGGACCACTCCTCGGCGTCCATCGTCTCGCGGAGCTCGGCGACCGTGCGATGCATAAGCGCGGCCAGCCGCATCTCGAAGCGCTCGACGGAATCTAGGCTTTTGGGACTCCGTTCTCGCTGACCGTTTCGTCATCGATCATCTTGTTAAGCTTCAGGACGGCCTTGGCGATGGCGTCGGTCGCCGGCCACGGCAGGTCGTCGATGGCCTTGACGTCCTCGCCGACGAACAGCGGCTGACCCGTCTCGTCGATGCAGGCCATCGCGACGATCCGAGGATAGATCGACAGCGGCTCATTGGACGCTTTCTGCAGCTTCTGGATTTCCCGCACTTCCTTGAGCGTGAGGGTGCGGATCATCACGTCCCCGCCAAGCTCGGGGATCGATACCGTTTCGCGAGGCAGATCGATGCGCTTGGCGAAAATCTGGTCTCTGGTCAACGTCACGGCTTTTTACTCCGCAGGAAGGCCGGCGACAAACCCGGTGATGTCACTGATTTCCACGCTCATGTCTGCCGTGAGGCTGCCCGTCTCGGGATCGGTGGCCGACAACGAGAAATCGGAGACGAATCCCTGGAACTCCCAGTTGGCCGGAGTCGTGAACCCGTCCGGATAGATGATCTTCCAGCTATCCAGGTTGGCCGAAGCAACCGCGGCCGACTCCGTAAGCCTGGTGATCATATCCTGGTGCGTCGCGTCGTTGGGGTCGTAGAAGACCTTGCACTTGAGGGTGCCGAAGTTCGGCATGCCCGGCTTCTTGACGACGGCCGGCGAGGTCAAGAGCGTGGGCGAGCGGACGCCTCGCTTGAACCCGTCGATCGAGATGTCGGTCACACCGGGTACGTCGGCGAACGCATACCCGGTTTCGAGCTGCAGCCTGGTTCCGGCTGCCGGCAGATCGCGGTAAATGTGGGCCATGCCTCATCACTCCTTATTGAACGTGCCTGTAGGTTGCCAAGAACACAGACCGAAACACCCTGACATCGAGAAGCTGAACGGAGTCGTAAGCGGGATGCGGCTCGATCCGGATGCACCGTGCCCGCCCTGAAGGGATCTCAAGATCACGCTGGGCGGCCAGCAGGGTAACGACCTCTTCCATGAACAGGGCCACGGGATCGCAGTCCGCGACGTCCGTCTTGACCACCCGATCGATCCAGACCGCGATCTCCCACTCGAGGGCCGTCCTGGGCTTGAGATCGAACGCATAAACGTTCAGTGTTCTGGGCACGACGATGACGAAAACGGGATCGGTCTCCCGCATGACGTCCCTGTGCCGCGTCTCGACCCACGCCCGCTCGATCACGAAATCCAGGCTCAGCGTCGCAGTCTGGATGAGCGACTTGACGGCGTCGGCAATTTGAACGCAGATGGCAGCCATCTTTGACGGCGGTGAAGAGACGATGCTCGGCGGTGTGCCGACGAGCATCAAGAACCCACCGTCAAGAAAACTGAATGGTATCATGGACATATAATGAAATCATCCATTTAAGAAAATCTTGCAGCCGCCGGAACACCATATCACGTAGTGCCCGCGGCTCGGGTCAGGCGACAACGAGCCGTCGAAGCTGATCCCGCCACCCTGAAAAATCAGCTTGTCGGCAATCCCGCCTACCGGCGTGACGATCAGGATATCGCCGCGACAGGTCAGCTTTGCCCCCGTCATCGTGAGAACACCGCCGTCCGTGACGCTGATGCCGCTGGCCCCGCCGATAACCTGCGTCGGAATCTGCATCGCCAGAGCTCGGCCGCTACCCGTCGCCGGCGACGTTCCACCAGAAGCGATCCCGCCCGCATAGGTGTTGTTCCACTGGCCACCGACCAGATCGACAAAACTTCCGGTAATCAGCGGGCAGTAAATCACCTCGCTCCACTGAGGGCCATCCGTCGGCGTAAGCACGAGTGTCCAGGTGCATCCGACCGGCGGGGCAGAAGGGAAAGTGGCCCGGGGCCGGGAGACAGACTGAACGATCGGTACGGCCACACTCTCGGTGAGCCCGATGTGGGTGGCACCCGGGTTGTTGATGTTGCCAATGATCGGCACTGCGGCATAGGCGGCCCGATAGACACCGGACGGCAGGAACGTGACGGCACTTCCGCCTGTAGCCGAGAAGGAGACGGGGTGCCAGCCGGCCTCTGGAAGCGATCCCCCGATTTCGACGTCCGCATTGATGATGATCCGATGTAGTATCCATGCCGTGTCGCCGGCTGTCGCACTGTCGAAATCTGTGCCGCCATATCCTCCACGCGGGATCGTGGCCAGGCCAGTTTGATTGTCGCCCTGGCCGCCGTCATACCACGGCGAAGTCGGCTGATCACTGGAGACCGACCAGTTGCCATCGCGATAAGTTTTCCAGATGCGTTCGTTAGGCATAGTTCAGGTAATCCTTGCCCGACGACATCAGATCCCCGGAATGCTCGCGGCCACTCGGCCGGCAGTATCGATCCACATGGTCCGGCCAACACGAGTGAGAAGCGTGGTCGTGCCCGTCGTATCACCGCCCGCGTAGGTCGAACGGGTGCTGATCGCGGTGTCAAGGTTGTCAAGGTTCCCCGCCCGTCCGCTGGTCAGTCGGCCTAGGAGCGTGGTCGTGCCCGAGGTGTCGCCACCGGCATAAGTCGAAAGACCCGACTGGAGTTTCGCGACGGCCGCCGCCGAGACCGCCGCAGAAGAAAGCCAATCCGCGGGCGGCGTGGGCAGTACGGGACAGACGGAGTCGGGCATAAAACGACCCTGCGTGTCATCCCAGACGAACGTCATCGGCGAATTGACCGGCAGGGCCACGTATGCCTGATAGATCCCATTACCCAGCTCGATCACGCCATTCCTTGACCGGGCCTGGTAGGGTGTGGCACTGCCAGGCGAGTACAACGTGTAGCCGGCCGTCTGGCCCAGTGCTAGACCGCCCACGACCGAGAGATAAGAATAGGTGGCGGCGACGACGATCGCAACCGTGGCACCCGTAGTATCGTCCGTGACGGTCGCTGTACCGGTCGTCGCCGGCGCGGTCCCGGTGAACGTCAGGGCCGTGTTGCTCGTGACCACGATGCTTGAGACGGTGAAACCCGCCAGCCCGCTTACGGGCAGCGTGGGGACTCCGCCAGTCTGCCAGAGCGTGCCGCCCCCCGTCGCCGTGAACGTGGTCGCACTGGAGACGCCCACCGACAAAGGAGCGATCGCCATCGTCTGGGCAATCGACGTGTAGGTGGTCGTGCCGGGATTGGTGAGGGTGCCGGAATTGGTGAACGTCCAGGTGATCACGCCTGTGGCGGTCGGCGTGAAAGTGAACGTCTGGTCGGCCGAACTAGCCGAATAGGTTTTGACGATCGGGGAGAGGCTGAACCCGACCGTCGGCGTGGCCGTGATGGTGCCCGTGTAGAGACCATTGAGGTGGATCGTGTAAGTGCCAGAGAGGTTGTGGTTGTATCCGCTGGCCGGGCTGGGTGGGGTGACTGTGTAGAGCGTCGCGGGGCTGGTCGTGACCGTCGCTACGGCAGTGGCCGTCTGGCCGGTGTCCCGCTTGCCGGTGGCGGTGATCGTCGCGGTCCCGATCGCCACCGCGGTCACGAGGCCGGCACTGTTGACCGTCGCGACACCCGTGTTTGATGAGCCCCACGTCACGCCGAAGAGCGGGTCGGTGAACCCGCCCGCCGTGAGTTGCTGGGTCGTGCCAATGTTCGTCAGAGTGAATGTCGGATTGTCGATCGACGGGACGGCTGGCCCGATGATCCAATCGTCGATGTACAGCGATGAGGCGTCGCCGCCGATGAACCCAAAGCCGCCGGCCCCCGTTACGGTCGCCGTACCGGACTGAACCTGCGGTGTCGAGGACCAAGAACCCGAGCCGGTGTTGACGAAAAACTGCCCGGTGTCCTGGCGGACGATCCTCGCCGAAATGGCCGTGCCATTGCATCGGAGCTCGACGCACAGATACACGCCGGTCGGTAACGAGGAACCGGAGATTGGCGTATTAAGGGTCGTTTGCGTGCCGGCATTATCCTGGATGATCGAGATACCTGCGGCGTTGAACAGCAGTCGTATCCAGGTCACGGCTGAGATTTGCCCGGCTGGTCGAATGCGAAGCCGGGTCGATACGAATCCACCGCCTGACGCATTCCTTGTGTACACCGAAAACGTCAGGTCGCCGGATAGAGTGTCGTTGTCGGTGCTGTAAATCGTCGAATTGACACCGCTGCACGACAGGGCGTGCGTGCCGGTGAGCGCTTTGGTGCCGCTGCTATCAATCGAGTAGGCAGCCGCAAGATCGACTAGCTCGGGACACGCGGTCGCGAGCGTCGTGCCGCCCTCGAAATCCTGTCGATAGATAGGATAAGTCATGACTGATGAGTTCCCGGATCAGCCGTCGAGATAGACTGCCCCGCCAAGAAGCTGGATGGTGTTGGACGTGCTAGCGGTGCCCCATTGAAATTGGATATCGATAGCCAGCGAGACGGTCGTGTTGATCGTGACCTGAGTGGGTGCGGCATTGGAGGCACCAGTCGAATTCGTCGTACAATTGGCGTCGCCCGTGAGTGCGAACAACTGCCCGCCGATGATCTTGCCGCTAGAGCCGATCACCTGGACTTGAAGGCCCGGCCCGGCTGCCGGGTAACTATGCCAGAGATTGCCGGTAAATGTAGCCGCCGTTAGTGCTTGTGCGCCAGTGAGGATGACGGAGCCTCCCAGCAGAATCTTGGCAGTGAAAACCACGCTTGCCGTAGCACTGAACGTCCCGAACAGCTCGAATCGGAGCATCGATCCGACTTGCAGCGTGTTCGCCGGGATCGTCAGTGAGCCGCCAATCGTCGCACCCGTGAAGATGCTCGTAAGCGTCGTCGTGTTGGCGATCGCAGTCCCTGGCGCGATGATCCAGGCAAGCGGCATCCGGCTTCGCAATGTCGTGCCGTTGAACATCAAACCAGGGCCAAGCGTCACCTCGCCGGGCGTGGCCGATGAACCGGTGGGATTGCCCCGTAGCGTCAAGGCTGACATGTTGGCTTGCTTGGCCGACGTGATCGCTCCGTTAGCGACGGTCAAAACACCCGTCGAGGTATTGAGCGTGGCATCCCCGCCCATCGTGAAGCCGCCGAACGCGCCTGAGCTGTTGAACTCGATCTGGCCATTCGTACCGCCTGGCGAACCGCCGCCACCCGCTGGGACTTGCCACGTCGCATCTTCGCGGAGGAACTTGGTCGTGCCTGACGTCACACCAGGATCGGGCACGATACCAGCCGCATGGCTTGCGCCCGAGGCCACGAATACCGTGAGTCTCCCAAGCGGCAACGTGCCCGACGTGATGTTGGCGGCATTGGTCGTGTCCGTGGTGGCACTCGCCGCGAAGCTGACATTGCTCGTTTTGGTGATGGTAAGAACGCCCGTTGCGGTATTGAGCGTGCCATCACCGCCCACCGTGAAGCCACCGAACGCACCCGCGTTGTTGTACTCGATCTGCCCCGACGTACCGCCTGGCGAAGTAGCGCCGCCGCTGCCAAGCCCGCTTGCCGCAGATATCGAACCCGTGATCACCAGATTGCCGTTAAGGGTCGCCGTACTGTTGCTGGACCGATAGATCGAAACCCGGTTGGCGTCGTTGGTATCGAGCCCGAACACCAGGCCGCCCGCTTCGCCGGTTCCCTCGCTGACGTAGGCGCCGAGCCGCGCACACGAGGTGCCCGCGTTCTTGGCTTTGACGACCACACCGCGACCGATCTGGCCCTGATCACCGCTTAGCGTAGCACTGTTGTAGGGAGAGACGATCTCGGCGCCGCCGACCTGGACGCCGACCGTGAAAGAATCGCCAGTGCCGCCGTTCGTTGCACCGCCGACCCCCACGCCGATATCGATCGGGTAACACGTCGCCATCGTGCCAGTCAGAACCTTCCCGGCGTGCCGCTTGTAGGCTGCGCCCGGGCCATCCATGGCGTTCATGATGCGACAACCGAACGAGGCACCGGCCGATGGCGAGCCATTGTAAAAATTGGCGACCCCCATCGAAAAACCGTACAGCAGGCCGGGCTGTACACCAATCGGACCATAGACCGAAAGGTCCGTCGTCCAGTAGTTCGCACCGGCCGCGACGTGAAGTTCGTACGTGCCCGGGACGAGACACCCGTGATAAAGGCTGTACTCGTTGCCCGCCGTCTCGTTGAACACATCGACCAAGGCCGAGTAGGCGAGACTGCTACCGTAGTTCGGGCCGTTCTTACCCGCGTTGATCACACTACATATGTTCCATCCGTAGATGTCAACCTTGGACGGGATCGTTGGGTCGTTGTTGTCTACATCGGTCTGGACCAAAAGGGCTATGCGGTGACTGCGAACCGTATCGCCGCCAGCGTAATCGCGGTTGGTCTGAAGCGCATGATTGTAAATGCTCAGCCCGTAGGCATTCGTCGAAGTCTGAGCGACGTAAAAATTGGCTCTCCCTTCGGCGCCGGCTACATGCTCATAGGCCGGCGAATTCGCCGGGGAATCATTGACGCCGATCTGGTCGGGGTGCGTGCTGGACTGGAAGATGAGCTGTGAGGGATAGATGACGGCCACGAGAGAACCCTCAAAAGATCGCAAGTGTGATGTTCATGCCCGGCGTGACGCTGCCCACCTGGACGATGTCAGGCAGGAGCAGGTTGCCCGCCGCGTAACCGGCCGCGTCGAAGCTGGTGCCGCTGCCGACCGTTTGCCCATCCGTGATCCTGGGACGGTTGCCTGGCGTGGACGCCCACAGGCTTGTCCACGTCGTACCGCCGTCGGTGGACTTCTTGATGTCGAAGATCGCGTCGGCTCCCACCGGGCCCGTGAGCCCGAAAAGCTGCCAGCCCGCAAACGTGCCGTCGGCGACCAGGATGCGAGGGAGCCCCACCTGGGTAATGACCATGAGCGAGCTGTAGACGCCCAAGAGCCATGTCGCCAGCGGCGCGACGGTCGCGGTGCCGCCACCGCCGCCACCTGTGACGACCGCCGTCCAGTCGGTGTCGGCGCCGGCCGGTACCGTGGTGTTGAGTCGCCAGAGCGTGCCATCGTCGAGCACGGCAAGCTCACTTTTTTGAAGCCGATCCGGATAAGCGAGCACGAACGCATTGCGGGCCGTCTTGTCCGCGAATTGCTTGCAGCCGCCAAGCCCGTTCAGCGCCTCGTGGGTGTGGTATTTGTCCGTGTCATACTTGGGCACGATCGAACCAGTGATCCCGATGCCGTTACTCAAGGACATCACGCGATCTCCACGTTGAGAAGGCCACCGATCACCTGCTGCGAACGATAGACCCGATAGGGCGTCGCGTTGACCAGCACAGCCGCGTAGGGAACGCCGCTCGTCGTCGAGTGGTTGTACGAGGCATCCTCGTCGGTCCCAGCCATCGCGACAGGAAAGCTGGTGTCGAGGTCCGTGATGGTCTCGACATCGCCCATCATGTCCGGGTAGGCGATGTACTTGTAGTTGGTCCCGAAGATCGCCACGGTAGTGAACGGTGTGCTGGCCTGCCTGCTCGTGGCCAGGAGCTGCACGCCGTCGGAATCGAGCGTCGGGCTGGACGAATCGCCTGCGTAAAGGATGCCCATGGCCTGCTGGATCGCGATCAACTTGGTGTGGATCCGAAAATTGATCAGGAAGGGATCAGACCAGCGCCACGGCGGATCGTAGCCGAACGGCAAGACCTCATACTGCTGGACATTCTGCCCTTGCGTGACGTAAATAAAATCGCCCTTCAAGGGTTCGAGGATCGACTGCCCGGCGATCACGAGATCCGCGGCCGGGATGATGAAGTCGAGGTCCGTCCACTCCACCCGGAGCCCGCCGAGCTGGTCATGAGTCCTGAGCAGCTTGGATCCAAACGTCGCCGGCACATCGACTGTCCCCAGCTCGACTCGCTCGTACGTGACCGTCTCGCTGGCATGCTGCTTGAGCAGCTGGGACAACAGGAGCGCACCATTTTTGATCAGGTTTGCCATCTATCAAGCTTTCATGCAACTTCTTCAATATGAACGATCACGGTGCCGGTCGCCGCAATGGCGAACCACGGCTTGTCGGTCGCGTCGTCGGTGAACGTCGTTCCCGAGAACAGGGCGTATCCCCGCTGGGCACCCGAGGTGGTAACGTTGCTGCCACCGAGGAACACAGTGTCGGCGCCCTGGTTCTGAAACATGATCGATTTTCGATTGGGGTTGCCAGCCGCAATCTGGATCGCCGACGTAGGAACCGTCACGTTTGATGGTATCGACGTTCCTTTTCGTGAGATCGTCAGCATTTATGATGGCCCCAAAACGGTGAGCTGATTCGCGTCAGAGATCAAGCCACCCGTCAGCTTGCCCAGTACGGTGATCATCGAACCCGTGGGAGGCATCGGAGCAGGCTCGTTGGCACCTGCCGCAGCATCGAAGGCCAGAACATTGAACGTCGCAACGTTAAACGAGAAATTCACGACTGGAACCTGACATCCACATACCAGTTCGCTGCCGCCTGCGCGCTGGCATTGGCCACATCATAAGAGTGGGTAGTCATCGTGCCGTTGGGTGGTCCCGAAGATCCCGATAGGTCTGCGACGCCGGTAAGGTGCGATCCGTTGGAACGGTCTACGGTGAAGTAGCTATTATCCAAGCTCATGTGCTGGTTCGGGCACTGAACGACGGCCATGTAAATCGTGTTGGAAGTCAGGGTAATTGGAGAACCCAGGTTCTGCCATTGCCATCCCGAGGACGTTTCGCCCGAAAAAGTAACCGTGGCGAGTTGGGTTCCGACGTCACCTGTCGTTTGATCCACTGAATAGAGCCAGCCGACGTGGGTTCCCGCATTGTTGGCGCCCTTGTAGAACCCCAGCGAGAGAACCTGGCCAGCGACCGACGATTTGAATCTGACGCCGATATAACTTGCGCCGTTGACTGCTCCTTGGTCGTGGTCATCGGTGCCCGGAGTGGCGTCGCCGAACAAGGTTTCCGCAGCGGCTGCTGCCGTGGTGAATGTCGAAGAAAACGGTGATGGCTGCACGTTCCCGGCAGCGTCCACCGCCCCAGAGGACACCAGCGTGTAGACGGTGCTGGCAGACAGGCTGGATGACGGCGTGAACGTGAACGTGTCCGTGCCTGCGTTGTAGGAAAGGGAGCCTGAAACCGGAGATCCCCCTGAAGGCGTCAGAGTGACTGTCGGCGCCATCGCGATCGGCACATCGTACTGGACCGTGGGGGCAGTCGTGGCGCCGATGAATGCGGCACCACTCGTAGGTGACACGGCCACCACAGCCGGTGCCGGGGCCGTGGTGAACGACCAGGAGACAGTACCGGCCATGACATGCGATCCAGAGTCGGTCGCACCGCTGACTGATGCCGTGAAGAGCGACGAAACCGCCAGCGGCGATGCCGGCGTCCATGTCGCAATAAAGCTGCCCGAGTCGTAGGACGTCGAGCCAGCGACCGACGTGCCGCCCGAGTCCTTGACGACAAAGACGATCGACCCCGACGTCACACCGTGGTTGAATGTGCACGAGACCGCGGGCACCACGACACCGCTTGCACCTGCGGCCGGATTCTTGGCCACGATCGCGGGAAGGGCGGGATTGAATTCGTAGCAGCCGACGTCATAGCCAGACCCGTCGGGCCGCGGCTCGTTGTCGAGGTCCGCAGTCGGTGCCGCGAGACTGTTGACCGTGGCGGCGCCGGCGTCGATCAGGGGCGACGCGACAGCAAGGTGATAATCGCCCGAGCCGGTGTTCGTGAACAGGCCCGCCAGCGAGGGCAGGACGGAGCTATGGGAATCACCGCCCGTGGCCGCTTGCCAGGACGACAGGCCGACCCATGACTCGCCATTGTCGAAGCTGAACGAGCCAGACAGAATGTTGTAATCCGACACGAATCCGTCCAGGGACGAAATATCGATGGCGATCGTCCCCCAGCCGTTTGCCGCGCCGCCGTTGACCTTGTTGTAGATGAAATTGTTGAACAGGGTATTACCTGTCGATCCCGAATTGATCTCGATCGCGGCCTTGCCGGAACTATTGATGATCACCGTATTGTTGCGGACGATGTTGCCGGTGCTGCCTGCGGCGGCGTCCGATCGGTAAAGCGTGATCCCGGCCAGATTGTTCGGCGCATCCTCATAGATGAGGTTGTTCTGAATGATCGAATTGACAATCCCGTCGGGATTGATTTCTGCTCCACCGTAGGTCTTGCCGTTGTTGGACAGGATGTTTCGCTCGATCAAACACTGCTGAGCAACCCCTGCCCCTCCAGCGGAAACATCACCGTTAAAATGAATGCCGTTACATCCACAGTCATGAATAATGTTCGATCGTACCGTAACACGGATACAGGAGTTGGACGCGTAAATGCCGTGCCCGGTCGTCGCACCGCCGAGGGCAAGGATATTCGAGATCACGTTCCCCTGAAACAGGGCGTCGTTGGAGAACGACGACTCGATCCCCATGCGGCCACAGCCTGAGATCGTATTGTTCAGGGCCTGGAAGCCATAATTGCCGATCCCATCGGGTGCACCGCCACAGCGAATCCCGAACCGGGTCACGCTGCCGTCGTTGGTGATCGTTGCACCCTGGATCGTAATGTAGGAGTTACCTTCCAGGTCGATCGCGTCGAACGTATGAATATTGCGGTGATTGATCGTGGCACCGGCCGCGAAATCAAACGTGATGGGGTGGCTGGTCGTCCCGATGGGGACGCCTTCGACGTTCCAGCCCATGACGAAACCCGCGTAAGGCCCAGATCCCACCGCGACGTGCACGGTATCGCCGGCCAGAACGGTATCAGCCGCGTGTTGCAAGGTCGCCCATGCCGCACCAGTCGAAAGACCGTTGTTCACGTCGTTGCCGGTGGCGTTATTGACGTAGTAGGTCTTGTCGCTGGTCGCGAACCAGGTGATGGTATAGTCCATCGAGATCGCGTTGCCCTTGACGTCGGTGGCCGAGATCGTCCACACGTGAGAGCCGGGCGAGCCGAGCGTCACCGTGGGAATCGTGGCCGAATGCGATCCCGTGTCCGCAAGTCCCGAGGCGATCACGGTGCTGGTGGTCGTGTCGGTGATGGAGATCGAATTGAGCGCGATGTTGAACGCGAAAACATCCGTCCAGATGAAGGTGACGCTGCCTCCAATGGTGGTCCCGTTGGCCACGAGTCGCGGCTGCCCCGAGATCTCGAAGGTCGCGAAGCTCGGAGCCTCGTAGGGCTGGAGGTTGCCGAACGCCACCCAGTCGGCGTCGGTGCCGACCCAGCCCGTCTGACCTGGCGGAGCCAGTTGATAGAGGATCTGATCACCCTTCACGTACACTAGCATTCCTTCTTCCCGGCGAGCCGTCGGGATGGCATTCCGAACTACCGTCGTGGTGACGGTCCGCATCCCGCCAAGCTGATAAAACGGGTTCGTGACCGGGTACGTGTCCGCCGTATCGGTGGGCACGATGGCACCAGTGACGTTGACGCCTTGCGGTCTGGACATTTAGCTGACCTGGAGACTCAGTGATCCGCCCAGCGTATTCTGGGAACGGTAGACCCGAAAATTGGTGGTGACGCTGTTGGCATTCGTCACGGAGACGATCGCGTACTGGTTGCCTGCTGAATCCGTGTGTGAGTAGGCAGCATTGTCGATGACGGTCGCGAGCGGCACGTTGAAGCCTGTCGCGGGATCTTTCCAGAGGCTCGGTGTGGCGAACGAATCGGGGAACGCCACGTATTTGTAACCGCCGACCGACAGCGAATAGGTCCGTAACGGTGTCGATGTCAGAGACGCGAAGTCGGCCAGGGCCTGGATTCCCGAGGCGTCCAGGGTCGCGCTCGCCGAGGTGCCCGCGTAAGCCTTCCAGAGCCAGGAAACCGTGAACGTCCGGGAGAACCCGCCCGACTCGGTATTGGTGCCGCTCACGGTCCACACATGAGTCTGCGGAGCACTGTCGGTGATGGCACTGATCGAGAGGGATTCCGTGCCGTCGTTCGCCAGGCCCGAAGCCAGGGTCGCGCTCAGCGTCGTATCGACGATGCTGATCGAGTTCGCCTGCACGTTGCCGCCGTTGCTGGTACTCCATGTAAATGTTTTGGCACCAGACGAGATCGAGGCGCCAACCTCCAGGGTCGTGCTCTGGCCCGTGATCGCGAACGCCGTGAAGCCGGGCGCCTGGTATGGGTTGAGGATCCCGTTCAGTGCGGTGTTGAGGTCACTGATGTAGCCGGCCGTCATCCGGATATCGACATAATCGCCGGCCGCGAAATTGCGATCCGTCGTCCCTTCGATGGGCCCGCCGATCGTCAGAACATCACCCGCGACGGCCGTCACGGCAAAGATTGTCAGGACTTCGGACGGGCCTTGCCCGTAAGTCGCCGCCGTCACGACCGTGATGCGGGTGGGAGGTGCCGGGAACGATGATCCGCCCGCCGTGAGCGACATCGTTCCCGAACCAGACGAATAAGCGCTGGCCAGCCGCAGGCCCAGCACGTTATTCTTCGGGTTGTATGGATTAAACGACATAGGTTATCGCGTGATCGATCAGGTCGGAGACGCGATCTGTTCCACACGAACCGTGGCATCACCCGCCAGCGCGGCCTTGATGCACTTGCCGATGATGGCCTCGCTATACGCGACGGTGCCGGTCGCCGTCAGGGTGCCGACATCCCAGTAGACCGGCGCCCAGAGGGCAATGGCCTCGCCGGCGAACTTGAGGAAGTCATAGACGCCGCCATCGACCGAGATGGCGCCCGTGCGACCCGCCAGGATCGGGTGATGCGCGACACCGACGCAGTTGCCAAGATCGACCACATCGCCGGCCGCCACGTCGGCGTTGGGCGTGTAATCGACCATCAGCGGATCGCCCTGGACAAAGACAGCTTTTTCAATCTGGGCCATGAGAAGAACTCCTCTTGCATTGTCATATAAACGTAATCAAAGCCGAATCTGCCCCGTTGCTCACGTGGCCGTGTTCTTGTTGGCTCCCCTATAATCGAGGCGCGCAACGCCAAAATCGAAGAAGCACCTCATGCTCAGACCGAGGGTGTCAAACTCAGCATCCTGAGTCTCGACCGTGGGCGAACGACGGCCGTCGAGGTAGGCGACCTGGAAGGCCGGCACCATGTTGGGATCGGCCAGCAGATACCACGTCGTGGGGCTGAAGCCGGGCATCGAAGCCGTCGCCAGGTAGGGCGAGGTCGCGACCTCGAACCGGCCCCGGAAGATGTTGGTCGCCGGCTGCCCGCGGGTGGAGCTGGTCGCACCCTGGAGCAGTTCGCTGAGGAAGAACGAGTCGGCCAGCGACCGGAGACCGGGCGGTACGAACAGGTACCGTGGCGCGGCGTAGATCGGGTCGCCGTTGGCATCGACGGCCGCACCCATCGCGGCCTCGGCCGCGGCCAGTTCGGTAAGCCCCAGGGCACCCACGAGACGATTGCCCTGGCCGGTCGTGTAGAAGCTGTCGGCCGTCTCCATCACGATGCCGACGAACGCCTTTTCGACCGCCAACCGAGCCTTGCGGGCCAGTGTGACGGTGAGGCTCCGGAAGGCATTCAGGTCGTCGTTGATGATGTCCTGGCGGGACAGCGTGAGCATCTGCCCGTAGGTGTCCAGCTTGCTCGTGTAGCTGGTCTGGCTCAGCTTGCCATGCTTGATCTCGCCGTCGGGCGGGACGATCTGGAAGTCGCCCAGGTGGTCGAGCCGGAACATGGTGTGGATGTGGAAGTTCGTGAAGTCGGCCTGCTCGGCCAGCTTGTCATAGACAACGTTGATCTCGGTGAAGGCCTGGAGCAGGATCTTGTTGGCGACGTTGCCCAGGATGCCGGGCAGGTTGACGGTCGAGAATCCTTCGGCCCGGATGTGCCGGTGCTCGATCAGGGCGTTCAGGACCTCGCCCTTGCCGTGCGGGACGTGGACCCCCATGGCTTCCAGGCCCAGGGCCAGCATGGCCTGCAGGCCTCGCTTGCGGAGCGGCCATGCCTTCGCCACCACCTCGGGCCCGTAATCGAGGTCCTTGGCCAGCTCGTTGTCGTTGAGCTGGCAATGGAGCAGGAGCGCGGCCTCGATGATCTTCGGGGTCGGCAGATCGACCCGGCGCGGGGCCGGCACCTTGGCCCGCGTGGCGCGAAGGATCTCGGTGTCGGTCTTGGCGACCGTCCACCCTTCACTGATGGCTGTGGTCGCGACGCCTTCGATGGCCTCGACGAAGTTGGGCGAAAATTCGACCGCGTTCTCAACACAGGCCCGGATGCCCTCCTTGCGCCTGCGCTCGGCCTTGGTCGCCGCGATGATCGCGGCCGTCCCGCCGTCATCGTCGCCAGCCTTGCCGATCGGGGGATCGTCATCAACATTTTCTCTTGCCATGGCTGCCACCCTCGCTTTGGTTTTCCCATCCGCGCCGAGGTCCACGAAGGAAATCTCGCCGAGGGTGGACTTGGTAACGACGTTCAATGGTCCGTCATACGCTTGACCGTTGACCGTCACGGTCGTGCCATCCTTGATGAACTCCATCTGATCGATCGATGCTCCGATGGACGCCTGCCAGGGAAATCCGTTCTTGGAGCTGGAGATGATGTCCTTGGCAGCCGGCGTGTCGCGAGAAAAGACGCCCGTGGCGCTGAGCTCGCCGCCCTGCGCGACCACGGCATCGGTATGGCCCACCCCCTGGTTGGAGTCGTGTCCGAAACGGATCGGCAGATTCTGACTGGGGATCTTCATGCCGCCCAGATCGATGACCATCCCGTACTTCGACCACCACTGGTGAATCACAGCCCCGGTATAGGCCGTCATCTCGAACCGCGGCAACGGAGCGGCTTCGTCGCCAGTCGCACCCTTCGCTTCCAGGTCGAACTTGACCGTGGCGTTGAAGCTGAGCGGCCTCGGCTGTTC